AAGGAATTTAAAGAAGGTTTTGAAGAAGCTTTAGTTGAAACACAACCTGATGAAGCTTTAAACTTCAATCCATTTGAAAATAGTGGAATAAAATCAAAAGCTTTTTATAACGAACAAATTTCTCAATTAGAAAGAGTTAGAGATAATATTTCTCTTGGTGGTGTTGAATGGATAAGATATGGAGAGTTAATAGATGGTTTAAAACAAAAAGTAATGGATTTAGAGTCTATAGAAACTCCAATACAAAAAAAGAAAAAAGAAGATCAAAAAGAATATAATGATTTATTAAAAGAAAGTGATGAAATATTTTCTGGTTTAGGAATAAAGATTCCAGAAATTTCTCAGACAATTCAACAATCATTTACTGAATGGCAAGAAAACAATAAAGAAAAATTATCCACTGTAGCTGGATATTTATCTCAATTATCTGATGCAGTTGGTCAAGTTGGTGATGTAATACAAAGTATATTTGAAATAAGAATAAATAGAGTAGAAAATGCTGCTGATAGAGAAATAGCAGCTTTGCAAAGAACTTTTGATGCAGCAACTAAAGGTAAGAATTTATCAAATGCTCAACAAATAGCTTTAGAAAATAAATTAGCTCAAGATAAATATAAAATTGCTTTAGATACTTTTAATAAAGAAGAAAAATTAAGAGAAAAAGCTTTTAAAGCTAATAAAGCCATACAAATTGTACAAGCTGTAATAGGAACTGCTCAAGGTGTAGTAGCAGCTTTATCAGAACCTTTCTTCCCATTGATGATTGCTAGAATGGCTTTAGCAGCAACAACAGGAGCTGTACAGATAGGTGTAATAGCTTCTCAAAAATATCAAGCAGGTGATGCACCAACAGCTCCATCTCCAGCTTCAGTGCCAGAACCAAGTATGCCTGATCAATCATTTAATAATCAAGGACCTGATAAATCATTTCAAGCTGCTCAATTCTTTGGATTAGGTGGAAAACAAGCTCAGGATAGTAATAGTATGATGTATCAGAAAGTATATGTTGTAGAAAGTGATATAACTCAATCCCAAAGACAGGTTAATGTAATAGAGGATAGAGCAACTTTCAGATAATTTCTACCTTTAATAAAAAAAATATATTTAATAATATGAATAAAAGATTACCAATATTTGAGGCTCTAATAGATGAGTCAGACCAAGATGATAGTGGAATGAGATTTGTATCTATTGTAGAAAATCCTGCTATAGAAATAAAAGGAATAAAACTTTCATCAGACTTAGGAAAGTTAAAGACTTTAAAGTTAAGCTTTCAATTAGATCCATATGACACAAGTGATAAATCTATTAAGATGAATAATTTCTCTAAAGTAGATGATAGACAATTATTAGTAGGTCCTATGTTAATTCCTGATAAGCCTATTTATAGAAATGATGAAGAAGATGGAGAACATTATATTCAATTTTCCAAAGAGACTATTAGAAAGATGGTTGAAAAGTTTAATAGAAATAATAATGCTAAATCTATTAATGATGATCACACAAATAAAATGGTTAATGCTTATTTCTTTTCAAATTGGATTACAGAAGATCCTATTATGGATAAATCTAAATTTTATGGATATGAATTAAAACCAGGTTCTTGGTTCGGTGAAATAAAAATATTAGATTCTAAATATTGGAAAGAAGAAGTATTAGGTAAGAATAAATTTTCCTTCTCAATAGAAGGACCATTATATCAAAGAAAGACTGAATTACAACTATCTAAAGATGATGATTGGAGATCTGATGAGTTCTTAGACTCATTAACTTTAGATGATTGGAAGAAAGTTTTCAGCCAAATTAAATAAGCAATTTAACTATTTTAAAAAAAAATATATTTAGTTAAAGATAAAAATATCAAGAAAAATGAAAGAAGATAAATTAACAAAATTACAAAATTTCGTAATGTCATTATTCAAACAAGAAATCAAATTATCAGAAATAAAATCTAAAGATGGTTATACATTTATGTCACCAGATGAAGAAATAGGTGTTGGTTCTGAAATCTATCAAATAGACGCTGAAGGAAATAAAATACCTTTAGTTGGTGAGGTAGAGATTCTATCACAAGATGGTAAAATCTACAAAACTATGGATGGTAAAGTAATCGAAATGGAAATGACAGAGGAAATGCCAGAAGATGAAACAGAAAAACCAGAAGTAGAAATGGAAGCTGATTCAAATACAGAAGATCAAATAGAAAGTGAAGATGAAGATCAACCAGTTGTTCTAACTTTAGAAGAAAGATTAACTTCTTTAGAAAAAGCAATGGAAGATTTAATATCATCTACAGAAAAAATTGGACAATTTTCAAAAGATTTATCATTGAGTTTAGAAGAAATTAAAAAAATTCCAGCCTCAAATTCAATAAAAGTAAATGTTAATCCTAATAGGGAATTAACACCAACAGAGCTTAGATTTGAAAGAATACAAGCTATAAAAAATAATATTAACTAAAATGCAAAAAAAGAATTTTCAATTCACTGCTACTTATGACTCTATCACTAAACAGATAGATCAAGAGCACAATGACTTCATTGCTAAAACAATTGGTAAAGTTAGAACATTAGATTACGTTACAATCCTACCAAATGTTCCTTATTCAATCGAAGTAGGACCTTTAGTATCATCTAACATTGATCTAACAGTAGGAACTTGTCCAGCCGTTGCTAATGGAGCTACAACTTCAATTGCATCTGTAAATATCACAACTAGTTTGTACTCACACTATGAGACTTTCTGTTTAGATGATATGAAATTATATTTTAACAGACAAATGGGTAGAGGTGCTATTCAAGAAGACCTTCCTTTTGAATCTCAATTCTTAGATGAAAAGAATACTGTTATCGCTAAGAAATTAGACGCTAAGTTCTTCTTAGGTGATGGTACTATCACAGGTGTTATCTACGGAGCAACTGCAGGTGGAGCTGTTGGTTTAACATCTGGTACTGTAACTGCAACTCCTTGGAGCGTATCAACTGCTTTAACAAATGGAGCAATCAATACAGTAGATAAAATGATACAAAACTTACCAGCTGATGTTTTAGATGCTGATGACTTAGTATTATTCGTATCAAGAACTGCTTTTGACGCTTATTCAATGTCAATCAGAAACTTAGTTGGAGTTAATTGGGACACAACTATTTTAGTAAATGGTATTGCACCTGTATGGGGTAAACCAAATGTTACAATCGTAGCAACTGCTGGATTAGCTGGTTCTAATAAAGCAATATTACATAGATCATCTTTATTATTTTGGGCAACAGACTTAAACGCTGAAGGACAATTTAAAGGTGGATATGAAAATACATTAGGTAAATATCTATTAAGATATGCTGTAAAATTAGGAGCTGGTATAGGATTCCCTGACCAAGCTGTAGTTTGTACAATAGCTTAATAGAAAAGAATAGTTATAAGGAAAGGATTATTTTAATCCTTTCCTTTAACAATAAAAATAATAATAAACAATATGTCTTGTAGTCCATTTTCAATATATACTACACCTTGTAGAACAATGGGTGGTATTCAGAAATTTTATGTTGGTACTTTTAACGACTCTGCTTTAATAATGGGTGCTACTGCAGATGGATCAATTACTTCTTTTTCAGGAGCAACTGTATCTTTCTTCGGAGTTGAACAAAGAATAGAAGAAGGTTCAGTTGTAGAAGCTGGAGCTGGTGCTGGTGGTAACTTTAATGTTACACAAACTCTTGAGGTTAGATTTAATACAATCACTCAAGCTATTCAAAATCAATTAGCAATCTTAGGAAAAGGTAGATGGAGAGTTATGTTCAAAGATGTTCAAGGAAATTACTTCTTAGTTGGTAAAACAAGAGGAGTAGAAGTAACTGCTACAACAGGTGGTTCTGGTAAAGCTTCAGGTGATACACCAGGTCATACAGTTACAATGGTTGCAAAAGAACCAGATTATATAGTAGCTGTATCTTCAGCAGCTGCGTTATCAGTTATCCAAGAATAATTATCATCAATTTTTTTATTTTTTAGACCTCACAACTAGTGAGGTTTTATTTTTTTTATAGAAAAATATATTTACTTATATGAAGATTAAGAAAGAACTATTAGATGATTTTTATTACTCACCTATTACAGGTAAATTAATAACTTTAAGATTTATTCCAAAAGAAGAATATAAATATTGGTTTAATAAATTGCCCGAAATATTTGAAAATCCTTTAGGTAAGAAAAAATATACAAAATTAGACAAATGATTATATTAGAAGCAGGAATAAACAAAGTAGTAGTTCAACAACTATATACTATGTGTAGCAATCAGGTAAATCCATATTTTACTTGGGAAATAAAAAGAAAAGGAACTTTTGATAGTATAGTATTTACTCAAGACGATAGTTCGTCGATCCCTTACTATTTTAATACATTTACTCTTTCGGTAGGAACTATGAGTGGATTAACAGCAGGTGTTTTAAATATATATCCTGGTGAATATACTTATAATATATACGAAATGAATGCTCCTTATATAACTTCTACGAGTTCAGCAGTTGGATTAGTTCAAAATGGCATATTAATATATAATGCTACTTTTAGTGCTATACCAACATATACAGCTTCTAATGATGATGTAATAAGAACATATAGAACATATTAAAAATAAACAAGAATATGAGTAAAAATTTAACAAAAATGTTTAAACTAGCTAGAAAGAAACCAGCTGGTCCAAATTTAAACGAACAACCCCTTTTTAGTGAAGAAATAGATAGAAGAGGATGGGTAAAATGGGGTGAAGATAACTTAGCTCCTATGAAATTAATAGAATTATCTAAAAAATCAGCTGTACATAATAGAATATTTAAAGATAAGTCTATGATGGTTGGTGGAAATGGATTTGTAAAAGATAAACTATCTAAAAAAGCTTTAGACTTCTTAGATAATATCTACAATGAAGATGATATGGATGAAATTTTAGCAAAAGTATCAACAGATTATGAATTATTTGGTTCTTTTGCTTTAAACTTAGTTTGGGACGTTTCAAGAACGTTTATAGCTGAGGTAAATTATATTGATGTATCTACATTAAGAGTTGCTTTTCCTAAACAAGGATGTACTATAAACGATATTAAAGGATATTACTTATCAAATGATTGGAGTGATTTAAGAAGATACCAACCTTTATATGTTCCTGCTTTTTCTTTAGAAGATAGAGAAAGTGAAAATTGTATTTTATATTACAAAGGAAATACAAGAGTAAATAGATTTTATGGTGAGCCAGATTATATGGCTGGTATGAATAATATTGAATTAGAATGGAAAATATCAAGATTCCATAATAATGGTATATCAAATGGACTTCAAGCAGGAGCTATGGTTACTTTCTTAGGAGGTATTCCTTCTGATGAAGAAATGGCTACAGAAGCTTATAGATTAAAACAAGATTTCCAAGGTGAAGAAAATAGTCAAGATATAATAATTAACTTTGCAGATAATAAGGATAATGCTCCTTTTATTCAAGCACTTCCATCAAATGGATCTGATAAGTATTTTATTGAATTAAATAAACAAGTTACAGATGGTATTTTACAAGCTCATAGAGTTTCAAATGGCATAATCTTTGGTAAATCTTTACCAGGTCAATTAGGTAATAAAGATGAAATGTTAGAAGCATTGGCTATATTTCAATCAAATTATATTACTCCAAGACAAAGAGATATTGAAAAAGTATTTAGAAAAATATTAGATGTTAATAAAATAACTGATATGTTAAAAATTGAAAAATATACAATAGAGTTTAATAAGATTACAGCAGGTGTAGAAAATACAGTAGCAATTTGTTCTAATAGTAGTTTAACTCCTGAGCAAAAGTATTATATTTTAATACACTCTGGCTTTGAAGAAAAACAAAGTCAGCAATTAAGTGGTTTTATTCCAGTAATAGAAGAAGATAAAAATAATCCAATAATATAATGTCAAGACAAATAGCTTTATTCGTAGATGATATCTACATTAAAAAATG